AAGGATCCGCGCATGTCAGCTTCCCACTCGCCCGCACGGCTGTACTCGCCACCCTCGCAATAATCCTTGATGCGGTGGATGTCCAGAATGATATCCACGATCTCGCCGATCATCTCAACATCGCCAGGGGATCGATTCTTTTTGTCGGTCAGCTCCATGAGCTCTTCGCACATCTCATCTTTCAGATGATTCAATTTATCCAGCATGACTTTATCTCCTTTCTTATGCTACCCGCTCAACGATCAGATTGCTGTTTGCAATGCTGATTGCCTGCGTGCTAGTGTTTTTGAGCGCCACAGTAACGCAGCAGCCCCGGGGGACTTCCACGAACACCGCCGTAAAGACGTTGCTGTACTGATCCACTGCCGCCGGGGTGACGATTGCGGTTGCGCTGTTGAGCGCCTCGCCGCCGACAGCCAACGCCACAGAGATTGCGCCCACAGTGCCTCCGGTAGGGATGGCGATGTTGCCGCCAAAACTCACTTTGAACAGTGCCTTGCACTGGTTCGTAAGTCCACGCAGCGTCACATTACCAGCACCTGCTCGGTGGTTGATGCAGTTTGACCCCTTGATAGCGGTTTCGGTCAAGGGGAGATTCTGACCGGCTGCCACGGTCTGAATCGTGGTAGAGGTAAATTCAGCCATTTTATCGGCTCCTTTCGTAATAGAAACGCCGGGACTACTGCCCCGGCGCTCTGGTTTGCAAAATCAGCTCTGGGGCTGAACATCCGAGAAATCCTCGGAAGTTGCCGTTATTCGGTTAGGCGCAACCGTTGCAACCGCAACCGGTGCCGCAGTTACCGTACTGGTAAGGTGCAGGAACCGGGAATGCGGGCACGGGGCGCGGATTGTAGTAGGCCAGCTGACCGCTCATGTAGGCCTTGAGCGTTTCGTTCTGGGCTGCCTGAGATGCTGCCAGCTGTGCTGCGAACAGCTGCTGCCCCTGCTCGGCGATCTTTGCGTCCTTTGCCTCGATGCGCTGTGCGGTCAGTGCGTCAAGGATGGCGCGGGCGTTCTGGTTCTGGTTGTCGATGATGTCCCGGGTGGTGTTCTGCACCGTGTTCCGGGTCTCGCAGGACTGGGTGGCCAGATTGTAGTTGACGCCCTGAATGGCAGAGCGGTTCTCGCAGCAGCACTCCTGCTGCTGCATCTGCATGGCAAACAGCTGCTGCATAAACGCCGCCTGCTGGTTTGCGCGGCTGATCTCTGCGGACATAAAGCCGTTGTTCACGGTCTGCTGCACGCCGTTGACAAGCTGCGCCTGCCGGTAGAAGCCATCACACATGCCGTTGTTGATACCATCCATCTTGCGCTCGATGTTGGCAAAATCGGAGGTCAGGACGTAGCCGTCCACGACACCGGCACCGGTGTTGCCATTGCCGCCCCAGTTGCCGCCCCAGCCGCCGCAGAAGGCGAACAGGAACAAGATGATGATCCAGAGCAAGCCGCCGTCACCCCAGCCAAAGCCGTTGCCGCCGTTGGTGTTTGCGGGCTGAACGGGCATAGTCAGAACCGCAGAATCGGAAGAAAGAGACATTTTTGTACTCCTTTCGTGTGTTTTGAATGATTTTTATGCTTGAACCGTGGCCACGGTTACGACTTAATGGAGGAACTGCTGAAACTGCTGCGCCATCGCCTGCAGCTGGTTCAGCTGGTTTTGTGACATTTTGCCGGATTGCAGCAGCTTTTGCACCTCTGCTTTCGGGTCTCCTTGAAAGTTTGCACGGAACTGCTGGAACTGCTGCATCATCTGGCCAAACTGACCCATAGGGTTTGGCATGGCGGGCATACCGCCGCCCAGTGCGTTAAAAAGAGGATTTGACATTTTAGGTACACCATCCTTTACTTTTGGCTTATTTTGTGGTATAATATTATCGAAATAAAGCGGATTTGAGGTGCGTTTATGCCTAAATTTATGGACTTGACAGGAAAGCGTTTTGGTCGCTTAACCGTTATTGAAAGAGCTGAAACAAAAAGCGGTAAAACTCGTTGGAAGTGCTTGTGTGATTGTGGAAAGTACACATACACCATTACAAACCGCCTTGTTCAGGGTAAATCCCTTTCATGCGGGTGTCGTGCTTATGAGGCGCCTAGAACCACCCACGGAATGAAGAACACAAGGCTTTATGAAATCTGGCTTGGAATGAAAAAAAGGTGTGATAACAAAAATTCAAAGTCTTATGATCGGTATGGAGAGCGAGGAATAAAACTTTGCCCAGAGTGGGAAAATGATTTTAAGGCTTTTGCAGAATGGGCGTTCGCGTCCGGTTATTCAGATGACCTCACGATTGACAGAATCGACAATGAAAAAGGTTACTCCCCTGAAAATTGCAGATGGGCAACGTGGAACGAACAGGCAAAAAATAAACGCAACAGCATTTTTATCACACACAACGGAGAAATAAAAGTTTTGCCGGATTGGTGCAGGGAATTTGATTTTCCTTACAAAACAGCTTTGCAGCGCTATAAGAACATGATCAAGCAGGGGAAAGATGTGGATTTTGATGCTCTTTTTTACAATGGGAACAGAAAAGCCCGAAAAATCATTCAGCTTTCGGCTGATGGAAACACAATAAAGGTTTGGGCTTGTATGTCCGATATTTCAAAGGCGGGATTCGACAGGTCAAATGTGTCCGCTTGCTGCAATGGCAAGAAAAGATTTTACAGAGGATTTATTTGGTCTTATGCGGGGGAATAATCCCCCGCTTTCTTATTTTTCACTCTTGTCCAAAGAGAGCATTTTTTCTTTAAGTTCCCCTAACTCTGACTTCAACCGCTCCACTTCGGACTTTAAGACCGTAATTCCGTCTGGCTCCTGTGCAGTAGGTTGAGGCTGAGGAATAGAAGTGCGCTCTACAAGGTCGTATGTTTTCATGTTGGGTTTGCCGCTTGCATCGGTCTGTTTAAGGTAAACCACCGGTGCGCTGCTGTCCCACAGTACAACGGCACTGTTTGGTGCCACAAGGTAGCCTTCTGCAGCCTGAGCGTTCGGCACCCAGATGATGGACGGTGTGCCCTGCGTCTGCTGCGCCGCTTGCCCCATCATGGGCTGCTGGTAGGCGTTCTGCCGCAGCTGTGCAAGCTGATCCGGCATTGCCTGCCCATAATAGCCGGGCTGGTATCCGTATGGAATGTATGGCATCGCTTAGTCCTCCTTGTACCAGTAATATATCGGGCACTCTGCGCCGCTGTCCCAGCTGTCCAACCACTCGCCATTGATAACAGCCAGAACGTGGCCAGAGCAGCCTAGAACATAGATCCCGCGCGGGTACTCCATTGCAAAATCCTCCACGGTGTAGCAGGTGGAGCAGTCTGCCTCGACAAGACGGCGCTTGAATCCGCGCTTTTGGAGGTACGCGCCCCATGTGCGGTTGGCACTTGGCATGTCGCCCAGTGCATAGCCCATCATGGCAAGCCCTACATACGCCTGCTCCCAGCTTTGCCCGGTGGCAGCTGCAACGGCTCGCACTGCACAGTCTCCGACGCTGCTGCCGCGCGGGTTTGGGTTGAACTTGTGCCACATGAGCGCCCCTCCTTTTGCGGTTATCGTACCAGAATTTCACACCGGGAGAGACAACGAGCGTCAAACGAAGGACAAAAAAAGAAAAGCGCCCACGCGGAAAAATCCGCATGAGCGCTTAACTATTAAAGGACTTCTCATTGGAAGCAAAACTAAAATATCACGTTTCGGCTTGCAAGGCAAGGGTTTCGGCAAAACTAGTGCAAATAAGACAAAATCCCCCACTTTGCCTACAAAGCACCCCGCGTGGAATGCAGGGCTTCGGCAAAGCAGGGGATTTTTACTCGAAAATTTTTTCAATACTTTTCAGCCGGTAGCCTACCGCCGTCCGGCTGTAATGCGTCTGTACTGCAATGTCCGGCAGCGGAAGCCGCTCAACGTACCGCAGTAAGGCTATCTTACGGTCTACCCTCCCAAGCGGTGCGCTTTTGATAGCGGCAATCATTTTCTGTCGGTCAAGTCCTTGCAGCGCAGCGGGCAGCACCACGCGAGCCGCCGCCACAAGTAGCGCCGAGCCAAAAAGGCTGCGGCAACTGTCCGGCGTTGCGCACCATAGTGCCAATGCTGGCGAAACGGTGACAAAACGTCACCAGTTTGTTGGCATTGCCGAGATGGTATGTTTTCGTAAGGCCACGAAAACGTGCGCAGACCAATTTCGTGACATCACGAAATTGGTCTTGTGCGGCGTACATCCCGGTGGCGTCACCGAGATGGCGGTATGTAGTGCTTGCCATGATATCCTCCTTACTGCTTTTGCAACGCTGCTCGTGCGCGGTCAAAGAAAAACTGAATCACCTTGCTCATGGTCTCTTCGGTGATAGCCCAACTGACCAGCCTGCCCCACCGGCTGTTGTTCAGATAGTGGCGCAGCATCTTGACGCACCACGCCTTGCGTTCTGCGCCGCGCTTGGTGCCCTGAATTTCACGCTCTGCTTGGTCGATGAGGTCAAGCACCAGCGTCTTGACCGCTGCGCCGTAGCCCAGACGGATAAGCCCCAACGCAAGTGAAACAGCGCCCACAACGATGAGCACCAGCGCCAGCCACGCGGGCAGGGGGGTGAGAATGGTGTTAAGGATTGCTTCCATGATTGGTTACTCCTTTCAGCAGGTAATTGTTAATGTCGGTCTTGCTTTTTTGCATACCTTCCCGGTTGTTGCCAGATAGTTGCGCATCCAAAAGGTTCTGCACGCCAACGAGGACAAGTCGCATTTCTTCGTCAATGCCGTCAAAGCGTCGCAGGTCTCGGGCAAGGGCTTGTGTATGCTGGAGCTGCCCCTGTTCCAAGGTGCCGACGCGCTTGTCCAGCTCATCCAGCCGCTTGTTCTGCGCGTTGTCCGGCTCCTGTGCCTTCTTGATGTACTTATGGATGATTTCCAGCACCTTGTCGATCGTGATGGCAGCAGCGCATAGGCTGCCCAAGATGCCCAGCACCCACAGCAAAGCTTCTTTTTCGGTCATTTGCCCTCCCGGAGACGGGTCAGACCCTTCTTTGCAATGATTTTGGCATAGTCCTTGTAGGGCACAGACAAGTCCACGCCGGAAATCTTGCCCGGGATCGCGTCCACAACACCGGGAATCTTGCCCTTGCTGGTGTACTGCCACAGCCCGAATTTCCATTCCGGCGCGGGCTTTTTGCTGCGGTAGGCTGCAAGCCACACGTCATACGGCTTGAGCGCCGCGCCGGTCATGTACATGTTATCACGGCCAAAGTACAGCCCGGTGTATAGCATGGCGTAAAAGCCCCAGCGCTCCACCGTGCCCAGCGCATGAGCGGCAATGTTCGTCAGGGTCTGCTTGTCCAGCGGAGCTTGCACATACTTGTCCTCAATGTCCACCGCCACCGGCAGCTGCACTGTCTTGCCGGTCAGCACCTTGCGCAGCAGGGCAAGTTCTGCGTCAGCTTCTTCCGTGTTGACCGCCTTGCAGTAGTAGTACACGCCACAGGGGATGCCCAGCCGCTGGCACTCGCGGTAGTTGCGCTCAAAGGTGGGGTCGATGTACGGCTTGCTGGGCGCGTCTTTCGCGCTGTTGCCCAGCGCCCGCAGCATCACGCCGGAGACAAGGCCGCTTGCCTTGACCTTGTTCCAGTTGATGCTGCCTTGCCATCGGGAAACGTCCATGATAGGGAGCATGATATCAGTCCTTTCTTTTTATGTGGGTGGATAGTATTCTTTAATTCGTTGATTATTCTATCGCTTTTACGATTGGTTTCGCGTTTGTCCTGATAAAAATTTCTCCGCTCAAATCGCATCCTTCGCTAACGTACTTGTGCTTTCCTTCCGATATTGCAATTGGTCTCACATAACCATTTACATATCGCCCGGCAACGCATTCTCCGTTCCTAAAATGTCCGATTGTCCAGAAGCCGTATGGCTGAATTTTGTCCACCTTCCACCGCTTCAGCGGCTCGAAATGCCTCCCGCCATCACGGCTTACAAGAATAGCATAATGTTGTGGGATAATAGCGTCATCAGGGTATTTCGCTACGATTGAATCGTGATAGGCTTGCCAACTTGCCGCTCTTCCTTCAGATACGCTTGATTTCCATTCATTTATAGCGGCAATTTGCGCTTCACTGGACAAGGACAGTACGGAAGAAGGCGGGAAATAATTACTTGAATTTGCGGAAGAATCAATTTTACAGAAAGCGTAAATCATTCCAGTTTCGTCTGACTGCCGGATTGCAAACACTGTATTTGCCCACCCAAGCCATACAGTTTCGTGAGTATAATCATCATTGTATAGGATATCAATCGCACAATTATACGCCCCATCGCTGCCAATCAAAATACCATTTTCAACAGGGAGCATTGCAGACCCCTTGTCATGAGCTAACCGGATATTCAGATTTTCCCATGATGTTCCACCATCAGTTGATTTGAAAATAGTATTTACTTCTCCAACAATGCAATATAAAGCATCCTGCCATTTGCTATATACAATCGAATGAATGTGTCTTGCGTTGTTCCCCGGTGTGTCCCCTGCGGTGTAGAAATTATAAATATATTTCCATGTCAATCCGTTATCCGTCGATTTGTAGATTGCAGGGTTCTGATGAACGACATGTGAATAAACGCCTGCATACAGATTTCCATATACGTCTTCGCACATTGTCCAAATAGTATCATCGTTTTTTTCCGTTTCGCTTTGGACTGTAGACGAAGGGTTATATAGAGAAATTACTTTTGTGAAACTGCTTGCATCTTTGGAAAGCCTATATAGTCCACGCTCATCCATTGCAAGTGTTCCGTTACTTGCATGTGGTGATGCGTACACGTTTTCGCTTGAATCCATATACAGTCCACGCCAATCAAGACCGGAACCGTTCAACTGTAGTAATGTTTCTTCGGTTTCATCATACCCAATTCGGACGATTCTTCCGTCCGTTCGAGCTGCAATAATTACCCCGTTCTGATATGCAACCGCATTCACGATATACCCAGAATCCGACTTTGTGTCAGCTTCATAAATAATCTGGCCTCTGGTTGGCGTATTGATAAACTGATAATTACTACCACCAGTTGAAGTTGACGTTTTCCCCCCCTTGATTGTCGGTGTTTCTATATTTCTGTAGCAGATTCTAACTGTTCCGGCGAATCCTTCAATATATACCGTTTCCCTTGTTTTGCTTGCACCCGTCCTGTAGCAGATAACATTTTCACCGCTTATTAGCGAAATACCCATTACACTTATATAATTTGCCCCGGGAACGTAAGTAATTGAATAGGTATTTTTGGAATCTGATACAAATGTCGCAATATCGTAATTTACGTCATCTTCAAACGCTCCGGTTAAAACATTGACTTGTTTCATCGGTGTGATTGTCGGAACAATATTCTGTGCGATATTTCCGTGATATTCAGCTGCGAAATATAATTGATTATATATTTTATTTAACTTCCTGTTTTCGGAATCGGATAGAGAAGACGCGATATTATTCTTTAGAATCCGCATCTTCAGCAAATCACTTTTATAAGCACATAATGCGATATTGCAATCCTCATCTACTATAATATATTTCCCGGTTGCCGTCTCTTTATAAGCAAAAGGATTATATAAAGTATCCTCAGTAATTACCTTCGCAGCCAAAACAATATCATAATATGTTGCTGTTGTGGTTGGAGCAACAATAACCCAGCCAGCTTTCACACTGATTGGGGAACTGTACGCCATGCTATTTGATGCGCGCTCGATTAAGCCGCCCGACGGTGTAATCGCATAATGATCGCGAATCGTATTTCCTGCCTGCCAGTCAACTTCTTCAAAGAATGTTTCAAATGGGATCTCCGTTTCTTTTACAGGATTAAATGTGATACCTTCATCGATTATGGGCGTTACAATGTTTCTATAGCAAAGGCGAACCGTTCCTTCAAAATTTGAAATATACCTTGTATGATAGAAGTTGTCCGCCGCTTCATAATATCCACGGTTTTCAAGGTCAATTAATCGCTTACCTCTATAATTTGCACCGGGCGAAAGGCTTGTAACTTTATAGACTTTTCCGAGTTGTGCTGAGAACATCGCAATGCTATATGCTGTATTTGACGTGTCTACAGTGCCGTCACGCAATAGTGCTCCAGCAGAAATTGTCGGTGAAATTGCTTTTTGCTTAATAAAAAGATGTTCCGTCGTTACATATTCATCAGCATAAACCATTGCTTTTTGCAATACAGACTCTTCCTTTAGCTGATTTTCCACCCCCTTCGCTCTGGTCGCCTCCGCATTGACCGCCTCGCCCGTCTTCGCCGCATCCGCAGCCTTGCCGGAGAGGGAGAGGGTGGGGTCGATGGCTTTCTGGATGTTTTCACCCGCCGTGTTGGCAAACTGCTCCACATACTCGCCCATCTGGGCGATATCCTCGCGTACCTCGGATGCCATGACGGCTTTGCGGATGCCGTCAATTACTTCTTTAAATGGTTTCATCGTCTGCCTCCATCGTTTGCAGCGTATAAGACTGCACATCAGATGCGTACCCCTTGAGCGTGCGGCTCAGGTCATACGCGGCGGTTGCTTTGCGGGCGCTGAGCGCCTGCAAGTCGGATATGCTGGAAAACTTTTTGCCGAAGGTGAACTCCTTCTTTGCGGGCTTGTCCAGCGGCTCTACGAGCTTGTTGCAGTTGATCCACACATCAATGCCGTGTGGCGCGGAAATAATGTGGGTCAGCTTGCCGAAAGCGATCCAGTCCGCGTCCACGCCTGCGTCCTTCAGGTCTACAGCTTTTACCGTGATGCCGTCCGCAAGTCGTAAGTGCTTGCCAAGCTCCATGTCCGCCGCGTCCTGAAGGGACTGCTGTGTGTTGGCCGTTCCGTCCAGCACCAGATACCGGGTGATAAGTCCGTACAGCTTCTGGGCGGTCTCGTCGTTGGCAGTAGCGGTCAGTGTGTTGGTGGTCTCCCACAAAAACCAGCCGCTTTTTTTCTTGCCGATGGCGATAACCCGGGTGACGATGTCCTCGGCCTTGACGTAGCTGGTCAGGTCAAGCAAGTTCGTGCCGAAGGTAATGCCCTGCACGTTGCGTTCTGTCGCGTCCTGTACATAGTCCAGATAGCGTGCTCTCTTGTTCAGACCGGGGAACAAGGGGTAAGGAATCGTTTCGTGCCGGGTTACCAGATAGCCGCCGTACACGTCCACAAGCTCGCTTTGCAGGATGTCCCGCGTTTTTCCGTAGTTCTTGCCGTCGCCGAACTCGTGCAACTCCTCCACAAGCTGCGGGGTGTAGTCTGCGGACTTTTCCCCGTTGACGTACACGTTGACCGTGCCGTCTTTTTCCGTTTTGATGCTGTACGTTGTGGATTCGGTGTCCTTTTTGGCCACTTTAATGGTACTGCCAAACTTATAGGTCTCTATTGGCGTAGTGATGGACGGGGTAACAATGGTCTGCTCTGCATCATAGGTCTTGCTGCCCTGAGAGACTGCGTTTCTGCGGAGGGTAAACTGGTTGTCTCCCGTGCGCCAGGCAAGGTACTCCTTTCCGGTTACGATCTCGTTTAGCGGCCAGTTTTGTGCTGGTGGGGTCTGCACGTCCTCATAGTCGGAAAAAATATAGGAAAAATTCTCTTCAAGTCGGTTCCCGTTTTGGGAGTACAGCCCCCATGTCTGGTAATAGTCGCCATGCTCGTCCGGGCTGCTGGCGGCATAGTCCAGCTTCAGATAGCACTTTTCGGCTACCGGAACATACCGCTTTTGCTCCTCCAACGTGACGTTTCCGATGCGGAATCTTTTATATTTGTCAGTCAGGCTGGTGTGATTCTTGCAGAGAAAGTCCAGAAACTGCCGGATGGTCACATCCTTGGCGGTGTAGGGTGGTACATCGGTGTCGTTGAGGTAGGCAAGCTCGCCCTCACAGTACACCTTCTGCCGCAGCAGAAAATCCTGCTCATGGCTCATGACCCTGCCTTGCCAGATCTCCTTACCGTCCTGCTCCACGGACACCACCGTTTTCAGCTTTTGCATCCCGCTGTGCGCCACGTTGCCCAGCGGGATGGTAAATTCTAGACTTCCAGCCTTACCAAACTCTCGGGTCAGGGTGGGGCTGATCAGCTTTGTAGTCTCCAGCGCAGAGCCGGGCGCATAGATACAGACCCGGTTTTCCCAGCTGTCCACGCCGTTCTGCGTGCCGGCATAGATCTTGTAACTCATAAGCTTGCTCCCAGATATTTGATGGTGATGCTGCTCGCAGCGGTGGCGGTAAAGGTCAGGGTGACGTTTTCTCCGTCCGGGATATCCAGCCCCTCCAGATACTGCCACTCGGTCGTTTTGGCAAGCGTGCCAGCGGCGGTCTTGTTGACCTGCAACGACACATTTGCCTCGCTTTCGCCGCGCTGGAAGTAGACAGCCGCAGTGTGCGGTGCGCCGTAGATGACCACATCCACCGGCGTATCGGCTGGCAGCGCAATGCTGCGGTAGTCCCGCAGGATGTCCGTTTCAAAGTTGATGTCATCCCACTGGATATCCTGTGTGCCGTCGTAGACGTTGTACTTGTACGGGTTGCAGCTGCCGGTAATGGTGACCGTTGCGGAGAGCCGCCCCGGCACGAACTTGACGTGCCACAGCCCCTCCCAGTACCACGATGGATCATCGTCAAACACGCATTGCAGCCATTTGCCCTCAAGGGCATTGTGCAGACGGCTTTGCAGTACTTTCCACAGCTTTTTAGGCGCGGTGCACAGCAGTTCCATGGTAATAGTGCGTTTTTTGTAGTGCACCTTGCCGTCCAGCGAGGTAGTAAGGTTGAGCAGCGTGTCAGAGCCGGGTATCTGCACAAGGGTCTCGTCCGGTTCAGGCTCGCCGATGTTCGGGCTGCCCACCTTCATGTACAGCCCCCACGTTGCAAGGGTGTTGTAATTGCCCAGCTTTGCGCTGTGGATTGCCATTTAAACACCCCTTTCTGCCCGCAGGGTGTACACGCCCATGCTGGTATCCATGTTGGTTGCAAGGCGCGGTGTGAGCATATCGGCCACCTTTTCGCCGTCCATGACAAGCTGACCGGTGCCGATATCCGGCAGATGCTCGTCCAGCAGATCGCGGATCTGCTGCAAAATGCCCAGCTGTGCATCCGTGCCGGTGGTCTTTTCCATGTAACGGTGCTGCATGGCTGCCCGGGTGGAGAACTCGGTCAGGCTGTCGTACACGTCATGCCCGGCAAAGGGGCTTTCGTAGTGGCTCACAGCCTGCCCGCCGCCGCTGCTCTTGCCAAACTTTGCAAACAGTGCAGCGCCCAGCGCCACCACGCCCGCCACAATGGCGATGATCGCGGCAACCTCCGGGTTCGAGATGATCAGACCGCCAACCTTTGCAATCAGCCCGCCTGCGCCCTCGGCGATCACGCCAAGACTGCCCATGCTCCCGGAAAGGTTTGCAATATCCGTGCCAGCGTTGAGGGCAAAGCTGCCCATGCCGGAGCCAAGGGTGTTCAGCACGCCCATGATATTACTGCCGACATCGGAAACGTTGATGCCAAGCTTCTGGAACACCTGATTCAGCCCGTCTACGCTTGTGGTAACGCCGTCTGCATCTGCTTTGATGCCGTTGGACATGATCTGCTTAAAAGCGTTGTACGCCTCGCTCAGACCGCCGCCGGAATACGCCTCGTTGATGGCTTCCAGCGCCTTGTTTGCCCAGTCGGACAGGAATTCGCGCTGCTTCTGTGACACCTCGCCCCACATTACGTTGACGATATCCAGACCAAGCGCCGCCCAGTCCTGATTTTTCAGGTCGGTGTACAGGTTTTTGCCCAACTTGAAGATACCGCTGTTGAACTGCTGCTGTGCCTTGCTCAAGTTCTCCTCAATGCGCTTTTGGGTTGCCTTGATGCTCTTGTCGATGTTCTGCGCGGTCTCTGTCACCTTGTCCTGCACGCCGTCAATGTAGCTGATGACCTTGGTGTAGGTCTGCCGCACGCCGTCCACAATGCGCTCGCCGGTCTCGGTGGCGGTGGTCTTGATGTGCTGGCTTCCGTCCGCGTAGGTTTCCACGGCCTGCTGCGTGGTGGTGGTGATGCCGTTGAAGGTCTTTTCTGCAATGGTGGTCAGGGTGCCAAGCATGGTCTTGGACATATCGGCGTAGACCTTTTTGGTCGTGGTGCTTATCTTGCCGTTCGTGTCCGTAACTTTCTTGGTCACAAGCGTATAGGTAGTAGCAACACCGTTGACCATCTCTTTACCGGTCTCTGTGGTGGTCTCGGTCACGCGGTCTTTGATTTTGCCCGCTGCGTCCTTGACCTTCTCCTGCAGGGTCTCAACGCTTGTAGTCACAGCGCCCAGCGCGTTCTGCGCGGTAGTGGTTGCGGTGTGCGTCACGGACGCTATGACGGTCTCGGTATTGGAGGTGGATTTTGGGGTTTTGCTAGTCTTGGGGGTTTTTCCAGTCTTGCCGGAAGGACTTATGACGATGGAACTGCCGCCTTTGCTGCTTCCGTTGCTGTTATAGTTGTTTTCGGTTCCTTTCTTTACCCATCCGTCATTTTCATCCCATACATAGTCCCCAGAATTTATTTTTTTGTTTCTCTTGCCTATAAATTCATTGTAAGGCTGATCCTTGTATTGTTGACGTGTCTGAGCGTATGCCGCATTGTAGGCGTCAATCGGGTTTTCTCCGCGTCCAATGGCTGCAATTGCGTTTGCAACACCATTTGCAACGCCCATAATGCGGTTGAGTTTGTCTAGGATGAAGTCGGCTACGCCGGAAAATCCGTCTTTTATGGAGTTCCAAGCGCTATTCCAAGCCACCCGGAACTGCTCATTTGCAGCGTATGCCACGCCAATTGCTCCAACAAGAACTCCTAGAGCGGCGGCTACAATGCCGATAGGGTTGGAATCCATAGCTATATTTAGCGCAACCTGTGCAGCAGTGAGACCTTCTGTCGCTTTTTGCACGGCTGTGATGATATTCGCAATCGCCATTGCGGCTTTATATGCCACAAAGGCGGCTGTCAGCCCCGCAACAGCCGAAGCCGCCACGGTGACAGTTGTTTCTAACTGGCTAAGTTTTTCATCGCTTTCCAGTATGGAGGAAACCCAGCTGTTTGCCTTTTCAACGATGGATCCGTATGCCGATGACAAACCAGTCGTAAGTTCTCCTGCAAGTTGCTTAACGTTGTCTGTCAACGTAGTTGTACGTCCATCAAGGGTCTGGCTTTGCGTTGCCATGCTATTATAGTAGCGCCCACCCTCTTGAGCAGCTGCTTGCAGTGCTTTCGTCAGAACATCGTAAGTCACAGTCATGCTTTGGACTTCCTGCACCGATTTGCCGGTGTAGTCTGCCAAAACCTGATAGATATTGATGCCCGCAAATGCAAACTGCTTGATGTCAACCGCAGACGCTTTGCCAACATTTGCAACTTGTTGGAGATTTTGCGCCATACGGTTCAGCTCATCGTCTCCACCGCCAGTGGCTTTTATGGCGTCGCCAAGCGCAAGGATTGTTTTCTGGCTGTACTCTGCATTTTCGCCTGCGCTCAAAAGATACTGATTGGCCGCAACAAGTGCGTCCGTGCTGAATGGCGTTCTTGCTGCATCTCGTTTAATGCTTGTGAGCATCGCATTGGCTTTTTCGGCATCACCAAGCATATTTGTGAGCGCGGTTCTGTAAGTTTCGATTTGGGCGTTGTACTGCATGCCGGTTTGCACAAATCCAACAGCCAAATCTTTAATTTTTCTTGCAGCGGTCTGTACAGCAGAAGCTAAGAGTTGTGCCTTTGTCATTGCAGAAGCCAATGAATTACCGGCGGTATCTGTCTTTTTGCTAAAGCTATCCATATACTGCTGCGCAGTATTTAACCCTTTAGCCGTTGCATCCAACTGCTTTTGTGCGTCTGACAGCTTTTGCTTTAAGTCCTTGGTGGCTTTGGAGTTTTCTCCGGTTTCTTTGCTGGATTTTTGATAAGCAGCAGTGAGATGCAAAACATCGCTATACAAACGGTTATAATCCTTTGTCATGCTGGCAACGGATGATTTAGTTTGTTCTTTTGCTTCCTTGATGCTCTGCTCGTAGTCAGAGGTATCCATGCCCAAACTTGCCATCAAGTGCATAACATTTAAGCCCGTACTTCACCACCTCCGTTCTGCTCTGCGGCTTTTTTACTGTCTGCAAGCGTCTTTTCCCAACACGCCTGCGCTTCTTCCAGCGTGGTCTCGTGGCGGCGCTGGGATAGCGGCTTATCGTACTCTGCCATGATCTCGCTGAAGGACTGCTCCACCTGCTGTCCCAGCGATACAGCACAAAGAAAAAGCATATCAGCCGTATACAGCTGGTATGCCTTTGTGCGGTGGCGTTCGCGCATCTCGCTGATGACGAACCAGACGAAATATTTTATTCCGTAGGCTCGGAGATGCTGGAGGTCGGCTCGGCAGAGGTAGTGCCAAAACTCAGGCCGTTCAAGTCGGCCAGCGATGACAAAAAATCCTGCATATCCTCCTGCATCACGGACTTTGTAAGCGCGGTGAATGCCTTGGGCAGGGTGTCTTTCTCGCCCTTTTCCAGCGTGTACAGCTGGTGCAGGGCGTTCATGGTGCGCTGCGGGTCAAGCTTCATCAGGGGCTTGATAAAGTCCAGCGCAGCCAGCGCAAACTCGCGCGGGGTCAGCTTTTTCTTGCCCTCTGCGGTTTCGGCAGGCTCTGCACCCAGCAGCTTCAGGGCGTTGGCAACGATTGTCTCCCGGGCGGCTTTGGTCTCCGGGTTGTCCACGTTGTCCTTTGCGTCCATGATCATGCGGGTGATGCCGTCCACCGCGTCATACAGCTTTGGCAGGGCTTCCACGGGGTCAAGATTGATGGTAAGAATCATATTACTCTGCCTCCTTGACGTAGAACTCCATAGGCACCTTGCTGGTGTCGGTCATGTCGTAGTGACCCTTCAGGCTCAGGTTGATGTTGCCCTTGCCGTCCTTGGTGGTTTTCAGCTCAAGGCCGCCGTCGCTCACGGCCTTCATCAGCTTGACCGCAGCATAGCCGCCGCCGATCAGATTGCCATGCCACCAGATATCCTGGAAGTCCTCGTTTTTGTAGTCCTCGCGCACGGTGATCTTGTTGGTTTCCACGTCCGCAGCGCCCAGTTCCAGCTTGATGGTGTCGGCACTCACGGTCATGCAGGTGGTAGACATCCCGCAATCCCAGCTGGTAATGTGCTTGAGCTGGTAGGTGTTCTCGGGCACTTCGTCCAGATCCTCGCCCAGATCAATAGTGTTAGGCTTGCAGCTGACGGTGATGCCGCCGGAGGTCAGACAGATCATATCCTCCGCTGCAATGGGGGTAGTGCCCGCCGGGTCGAACTTCTTGAGCAGTGCGCCAGCCTGAAACTGAAGCTTTTTGAAAGCATCTGCCGAAATGGCGTGATACATTTTGTTCATGCGTTATCCTTTCTCACACCACAAAGGATGTGACGTCAAAAGTAAGGTATGTGCACAGGTATTTTTCCGGCGGGTTGTCCATAGACTGCGCCCACGGATTGCCTGCGCATAAAAGAATTGCGCCGCCCTCGCACTCGATGGTAAGCCCATCCCCAAGGGCAGCGCGCATCTCGTCTGTTTTGCGGATGATGGGCAGCTTGCCGCCGTCTACCGGATACCACAGCCGCGCATGGAAGGTGCTGCTCTCGTCAAACCCCTTGGGAATGACAGGCAGCACCGTGATATAGGGCAGGGAAGTGCCCTGCGGCACGAAATCCTCCGGGTATACAGGAACATCGAACAGCGTAAAAAAGCTGTTCAGCGCCGTGGTAATGGCTTCTGCTGCGCCCATCAGGAAAGCACCACCTTTTTGCACTGCACAACGGCAAGATTCATCTGGCTTTCGGCGGGGGAAATCTTGTCGCTGCTCGCGGTGGTCACCTCGTAGGTCTGCCCATCGTCCAGCCGCTTGATGCGGTCGAAGGGGGACAGCTTGATGCCCTTATCCACATAGAGGGAGTAGGTGGATGCCGTGCCCTGCTGCTCTGCCTGTTGCGCTTCAATGGTCTGGTCGTGCCGCTCTACGGCGAGGAACTCCATGCCGTCCTCCCATGTAGTGGTAGAGCCGAAAAGCCCATCCGAAACCAGCTTTTTTTCCATGAAGCAGAACTTTTTTGTGAAATTCTCCATCACGGTGAACTTGGTGAAATCGTTTACAGGCATTACAGTTTCCTCCATTGGTTGATCTCCCGGCGGTAGCGGGTCAGGCCGTCTGCGGGCAAGCCGTCCGTGCCGGTGGCAATGGTGCCGCTCCATCCGTTGAAGGACTGGGAAACATAGTGCCCACCGCCGGGCGTGGCTGCATCGTAGTCAGTGATCTTCTTGGCAAGCTCCACAAACACGTTGGGAACTCGCATAGGCTGTACCGTGCCGGTGAAGGTTTCGGGGGTCAGAGGCTCGCCCGCCTGATGCACGCCATCATTGAAGATAGAGCCCTCTATTTTGTAGAACTGGTGCGGCGCAAGCCCGGACAGGATGTTTTCGGGATCCTCTGCAAGCACGTCCGTGTTGACGTTGATCGCATCCCAGATATAGTCCACGCCAATGATGAACCGCCCTGTAAACGGTGCATCGTACCGGTCAAAAAAATTGTGCGTGTAAACGCACAGCTCTGGCACAGTCATGCGGGGTCACCTCCTTATTCGCCCGGGGTGATGGTCTGGACGGAGATGCCGTCCAGATACTCGGCAAACAGGGTCACGCCGGTAATGGCAAAGCTTTCGGACACGGCGGTGGTGTAGTTGCCCTGAGTGTGGAAGCCGATCAGGTTGCTTGCCTCGCCTGCGGTGGTGTACACCAGACCAGCCTTGGCGTAGTCGCTGTCGGAGGGGTCAACGTAGTACATCACGATGTTGTCCACGGGGGTTGCAATGACCTTGCCCTTTGCGATCTCGCCATCGGACAGCAGGAAGATGGTGTTGTAGCCCATGAAGTCCTTGATGTACTGGAAGCCGTACTGGTTCTGGATGGTGATGTTTGCGGTGCCCAGATACTCGGCCACATCCATGACGTTCACGAAGCCCACCACGCCGGTGACGGTGCGGTGCATGTTCTTGAACTTGTTCTCCACGCTTCCCTTTGCCATCGCCAGCGCCATCTGGAAGGTCTTGGGGGCGCCCTTCAGGCTGCCGGTGTTCAGGTACTTGTAGAACTTGTCGGTGACCTTGGCGGTCAGGTCGTACAGAAACTCGTCATCGGTTTTCTGCACGGCAACCTCGTAGCCGTAATTCTGGATAGCCTCAAGGGAGACGGCCTTGGCGTACTTCTCGATGGTGATCTTTCCGTAGTCCTTCTCCTTGACGGTGTACTGGCTGTAGGGGATCTCCTCGCCCTCTGCCACGGTGCCGCTCTGCAGGGTGCCCTGTGCGTACTTGCTCTTCAGCACAGTGCCGGGCTGCATACGGATGGGGCGCATGATGCCCATGATCTCCCTCAGATGATCCCAGTTGCGCTGGAAACGGGTCACGAAGTCGATCTCACGGGGGTTGACGGTGATCTCGGTGGTGGTAATCAGATTTTCTTTTGCTGCCATAGATTATTCCTTCCCGCCGCCTGTAAACAGGTCGGCATTTGCTGCAATCGCTGCCTGACGCTCGCCTGCGTCCTTGATTGCAAAAATCTGGTCTTTGGTCATTTTGGAGCCTGTGTTTGCGGGCGGGTTGTCCACCGGTGCGCCCTTGGTGGAGGTGCTGCCCACATAATCGCTCCAATCGGTTTTCAGGCTCTCAGCCAGCTTGTCCGCGTTCTTCACGTTGCCCTTGCTGTCCAGTTCCATCTTGTCGATGTCCTCGCCAGACAAGCGCACGATGCGGTCAAAGTACTTTTCCAGCACACCTGAGGCCTTAAGCTGCTCCCGGAACTTGGATTCCTTTGCGGCTCTGGATTCCTTGGCGGTCTGCTGGGCCTTGTAGTCGGTCAGCGCCTGTTCTGCGGTCTGCTTACCGCTGTTGGCTGCGTCCCGTTCCTTTTCCGCTGCAACGCGGGCGTTTTTCTCGGTATCCAGCTCGTCCCGGAGGGCATCGGTCTCCTCGTGCAAGGCGTCCAGAATGGCTTTTGCCTTGTCATCGTTGGAGGTTTCGGCGTTTTCCAGAATCTTGCGGATATCTGCTCTTTTGAGTGCCATGTGTGTGTCCTTTCTGCCCTTGCTCGGGCTGCCATGCTTGGCAATAAGGTTTAATTTGCCGGACGTGCTGCCGGTGTGGTGCCGCTTGCAGGGGTCGAACCTGCAACTACCCGGTTATGAGCCGGGAGCACTGCCAGTTGTGCGAAAACGGCATAAAAAAGCGGCTGACGCTGTGCGCCAACCGCTGGATATTGAGTTAAAAAACAAATTGGTAGTCAGTAGAGTGTTGATATTGGCCAGAGCCTGCAGGAATGTAAAGGTGAATTGAAATTTCAGCACGGTTTTCACCATACGCCAAATCGCAAAGTTCTTTAAGCTTCGCTTTTGTTTCTTCGCAAGCTGCAAACAATTCTCTTTCTGCGCATTCTTTCTTTTTACGATTTTTCAACTCCACCATTGCAGCCTTGATGCTTTCCACCTCATTTGCGGCTTTATGATATGCTTCATCGGCTTCTGTCTGCCTTTTTACAGCCTCTTCAAGTTGTGCACTCAAAGTTTCAAGTTCTGTCATGCTTTTATACCTCCCTGTTCGCTTCCTCTACTGCAATCTCTTTCAGTTCTTTGATATGATCTTCCACCGCCGGGCGCAGGAAGGGGCTGGGAGCCATGCCCCGGGTAAAATGCCACTTGCCATTGAAGTCCTTCCAGACCCAAGGCGTTTTGCGTCCGTTGCCCTTCTCTGCAAAAATACCGGTTCCTAACTCCACATAGACGCTGTAAAACAGGTTTGAGCCGATGGTCACGGTCTTTTGCGCCGCAGATACAACGTAGGTAATGGATGCTTTCAGCGCACCGCCCACATAGCCCTCTATGCCGGTGCTGTCTGCCGTGCCTGTTGGCACAAGCAGCTGCGCATAGTCTTGCACTTTCATGCCCCATATGGTCAGCACACGCTCTACCCACGCTTCCAGCGCTTCATGCAGTTGCGGGGTGTTGTCGGTGACTTTGATGTCGTAGTTAAAGTTCATGGTTATTTTCGTCTCCGATTTGCAAGCCTGCTCATTCTCGCTCTTTTTCTCGCCGCTTTATCAATGCTGAATCCAGGGCCAAGTCCATAGCCAAGAGAATAATCAATCTGGTGTTTGTTGATATAGTCTTGGTTAGCCTTGTTTGCTGCATCCTCTTTTTTGAAATCAGATTCTTTGAGAATGGTTACTTTTCCGCCGTTTTTCTTAGCGTTGTCTGCAATCTGAGAAACAGACACATTTGCGCCGTGCATGGATTCAATTTCTTTGTAGTTTCCAAACTTGTCTTTGGAAAAATACATATTCTTCCCATCAGCACCTTTTACTTTCATGATTGTCGCTGTCGTACCGTCTGAATATGTAGCTGTAACGCCCTCGCGTTTGAACCCACCGCCCGCCCTCGCAGAGCTGCCCGAACCTCTTTTACTCACGGTAGTGCCTCCTTTCGTATTGGAATGGCTTGATTTTGGTAACGTTCCAGTCAAATTCATCAGGGCATTTGCCATACCACAAAATGCCGCTTGGTTGCAGCACTTCCAGCGCCTTACGGCAGTGCTTAGCAAAGCATTCTGCTTCGTATGGGTCAGACTGTGTGCCGTGGCTCGAAATGCTTACGATGGCGTTTCTGGGCTCTCCGTCAAAGCACCAGTCATAGCTTTGCTCTCCGCACCAGCAAAGCGTTGGGATAACGTGAATGCCGTGCGCCTGCCAGTATGCGGCAAGCCAGTGCTTTTTGTAGTGCATGAAAAGCTGCACCGCAAGCGGCATATCACTGTACAAAGAAAAATCCGGCGAACATACCGCGCCGAACTGCTGCAAAAGGGGAATGTATTTGTCAGGGTTGTTCCAGAACCGTTCAAACTGGTAGTCGTCCTTGTAAAAGTGCACGCCTTTTGTGGCCTTGTCTTTGGCGGTCAGCGCATAATTGACCGGGATCCATTCCAGCTTGTCAATGCGGATGTCCGTTTCTGGCTTGATTTCAGGGATGCCATACTTTCCCACGCCCGGAAAAATCATTTTCTCAGTGTTTTCCATTGGCAGAATCACGGTTCATCCCTCCAAACCTTACTTTTTCTTGAGCTTACAGCTTGTTTTCTTTCGCAAACTTTTCCAGCTCTTCAAGCGCCGTTTCGTAAGAATCCAGTACGTCATAATCTTTAAGAGCCGTACTTTTTGCTTTTTCTACCGTTTCTTTCCATCTTCGTATTAACGGCTCCACATCGCAAACCAACGCTGTGGGTTCTTCTTTTTTACATATGATAGAAAACAGCTCGGAAATTCCGCTGTTCCAGTTTTCCATTGCTTCTTTTGCTTCCATCATTTTCCGTTCTCCTTTCTTCGTTTTCTCTCTTCTGCCCGCCACATCTGTTCGGCTTCCGTGCCGCCCTTTGCTTTGTACCACTCGGTATAGGTCAGGTCAGATGTGACCTCTTTTGTCGTGTTGTCCCGCCGAATAGCGTTCTGCCGGGGATACTTGACCAGCGCACTGGACAGCTTGCACCGGCAGTGATAAACCATTTCCGGCGCTGCGTTGGGGTCTCCGGGGTACTGGATCTCGTAGCCCTGCACCTTGAACGGCTTGTCAAGATCGGTGGTCTCCTGATCTAGCAGTCGATGCATCTCGCGGGTGCGGTAGTCCAAAGTGCTGTTCCAGCGCTTCCGCACCTCAATGCCAAGGGCTTGAGCGTTGCGCAGCTGCTGCATCGTCCCGGCGTTCTGTGCGCCTGTAAGGGCTGTGATGGCGTTGTTCATCGCCCAGTGCACTTCGGTGTCTGCCATGCCCTGCACACCCTGCACCGCAATGTCATGGACGCTTTTGCCCTGTATGATGCCCTTTGTGACGTACCGGTTGAACACCCGGGCGTCGTAGGTTTTGTTACTTTCGCTCTTGATGCGCTTGTTTGGCACAAGCTTGGGGTTCTCCAGCAGCAGCCGCTTGACCGCTTCTGTGTTATACAAGGTCAGGTTGAACGCCACGCCTGCGGCCTGTTCCAGCTCGTAGAACGCCCAGTTTGCGCCAAGGGCAAAGATATCGTACTGTTCATCTCGCGCCAGCTTGTACGCCGTCTGCTGGGCTGTGGTGCACGTCTGGGTGATGTTGTCCAGCTTCTGGTGCATCATCTCGGACTGAAACACCTGATTCCGCAGCCATGTGCGATAGTCGCTCTCGGTGATCTTCCCAGCTTCCAGCTGCGTCCGCTTGTATGCGTCCAGCTTCTGGTAATGCTCCAGAAACTCGGTCAGCTGCTCGGTCATTTCCCGGCGGGCGGTGCCGTATACACGCAAAATGCGACGGCGCAGCCGGTTCAGCTGCCGGGTGTAGATGCGGTCAAGGTCATTCATAACTCACTAAATTCAACAGCAGGCTTTGGCAATTCCGCCCAGTGTGTAAACTTCGGCGTATTCATAATCTACGACACGGACATATTCTTGCCAGTCATGCACCCATCCTAAAGCGTCATCGTAATGTCCGCTTGTCGTTATTGATTCCGAAAAAACACCTTTTTCTTGATCTTCTCTCGTATCAGCGTAGCAAACCGTGATGAGATACTCCTCAAATTCACCCTTTTTGTGGCGGGGAGGAAGCCCTTCTTTTTTGATTTCATGCCATATAATTTGATTGCAAGCTTTTTCAGTTGCCTTAACAAATTTCTTCAAAAGATCTTTTGCTTCATCGGTGAAGTCAACGTCAACCCTTCCTTCAACCGGGATTTTAAGGTTTGCCACCTTCTTCGTCCTCCTCGTCCTCGTCTGTGGTCTCCCGCGTTGCGCTCTCTGCCATCAGCGCAGCCTTTGCCTGTTCCTTTTGCTCCGGGGTCAGGTTGGGCAGCAGGTCAATGGCCATTTCGTTTCCGATGATGGTCGCTTCCGCAATCGCCATGTCCACCTGCTCCTTGGTGTTGGAGATGCGCACATGGGTGTACTGCGGCTTTGCATCCGGAAGACCGGCGATCTTGAGCACCTGACGCACAAACTTGGTGATTTGCTGCTCAAAGTCGCGGGCGTTCTCGTCCAGCGGCTGATAGGCGGCTTCCAGATGGTCGTTGGTGCTGTCTGCGCTTACGCAATGCACGTCCAGACCGCCGAAATCCTCATACAGGGAACTGTGCAGCCGCTGCAGCAGTGTTTCCCGCGCCTGTGTGGGAACCTCCTGCGTGTAGGGCTGCACACTGCCGCCGTTGTTCCCGGCGTTGTCTACGTTGGCGGCGTGGTTAAAGCGCAGCCGCTGCATGAACTTGCGCAGGTCAGCATCGTTCATGCCGCCGTAGTTGGAGATCAGCCAATACACCTGCGCACATTCGCGCAGATCATCGCAAAAGCCGTTGACGATCAGGTCAATGTTGTCAATATAACCCTTGAGATTGACCAGCGTGCTTTGCTTGGCGCTGCTGCCCCACAGCGGAACAATGGGCAGCGCGCCGTACCCTTCGCCCTCTACGATCTCGTCACCGGCGGGGGTGGTGGTTGTGGTGGTCTTGTAGGGCTGCTGCTCTCCGTACTGATGCAACAGGCGCTCGCCCTTGCTGTCCTCTGTGTAGCGGGTGTAGCCGCTCTCCTCGTACAAAACTGCGTGCATGGGCTTGTCTGGCTGCAAACGCCAAAACCTGATGCCGGCTCGCATAGTGCCGTCCTGCTCGTCATACAGGGGCGCAAACTCGGTCAGCTTGAACACGTCCAAGTGGTCGTTGTTCCAAAATCCAAAGCTTTCCCCATGGATGCAGGCAAGGTAGCCCAGCCGGTAAAGCTGCTCGTCAAAGCTTTCGCCCAGATTTGCTTTTGCGTTGTCCTCGCCCGGCAGGGTGATGCCATTTGCAAGGCTGTATGCCACGCGCTGAACGTTAAGCCGGTGGAAGGAGTTGCTTTTCACGGTCTCCGGGCGGGCTTTCTTCGCGATGCCGTTCAGCTTGTAATCGATATCGGCAAGCGCATCCAGAAAGTCGTCCACGCCGGTGTTCAGCTGCTTGTCGTACTTGTCAGCCTTTTCAGCGGTACGCACCGGGGCGCTTGTGACGTGCTCGGCAATAAAGCTTTGCACAAAAGCGGTTTTGGCTGCGGGGTCGTTCTGCACCGCTTCAAGGTCTTGGTATGTTCTCACTTGCTTTGCTCCTTATTTTCCGGGCTTGTGCCACACAAGTTCCATGGCGTATCGTGTAGCGTCTATGTGGTGGTTATCGTGGTCGGGGTAGCCTGGCAGTGGATCGCCGTTCTTGTCCGCGTCATACTCGTACTCGGTAAACTCTTTAAGGGTGTCCGGGCATCGCACCGGGTCTATCACGATGGCGGTCAGGCTTTGCAGCCACTTCACGCCTTGCCCCACGCTGTTGGGGCCTTTTATAGCGGGCAGGCACTTGATGCCCCATGCGGTAAAGTCTGTGCAGCTTTTGTTTTCCGCGCTGTCTGCGGTCAGTCGCTCGCTCTCCGGGTGCTCCATAACGTGCCGGTCTTGCAGTATCTTGAACGTATCCTCGTTGCGTGTGCGCCGCACGGTGATCTCGTCATAGATATACAGGGTCTTGCGGGCTGCGTCGTAACTCATGCAGTTATAGGCAAAGGGGTCAGGATACCAGCCCCAGTCAATGCCGTGATACTTGCGCTCAAACCTTGCTGGGTCTATCTTTTCTGCCCGGATGTTGGTAAAAACTTCCTTGCCGCAGCCGGTCACCTCGCCCAGGTATTCGTGCTTATAGGCGATCAGGTTGCGTTTCTTTAGTTCTTCGGCATCATCCAGAAAGCGCCTTCCAAGCCACTCTTGCGGAACCATCGTGTAGTCAGAGTGCTGGATGATTTTACGGTCGCGCACTTCCAGAGCATAACGGTTTGCCCAGTTACGGGGTGATGCAGGCGGGTTGAAGCTCTTGAACGTGAAAGAGAAGTTTCCACCACGCAAGCAGGACTGCTCCACGTTGCGGATTTGCTCCGGTCCGTCATACTGGTCGAGTTCTTCAAACCACAGAATGCCGATGTAACCATGCGGAAGCTTAATAGACTTGAGCTTTCCGGGGTCATCCAGACCGAAGAAGAGGATCTTCTGACCGGTATTTTTGTTAGTCATCTCCATCGGGGAAACCGTACACTTCCACATTCCGGGTTCCAGCTGGTCAACTGCCCACTGCATCTGTGCATACACGGATGTGCGCAGGGTATTGCCCACCTTGCGGATGCATGCCGCGTTGCAATCCGGGTGCAATTGCAGAAGTTTGATAATGCCGATGCTGCAGAAGCTGGATTTTGTGGATCCCCGTCCGCCCTTTTCCAGTGCTTCGTTCGCATCGCCTCGCATGATCTTCTGCCATGTCGGCAGGAATTGCGGTGCCAAAAGTTCAAACAGGCGGTTTTCGGAAACTGCCGGGCTTGCGCTTTCGATCTCTTCTGTTTTTTCCTCTTTGTTGTCCCAGCCAAAGTTAAACTTCAGACTGAATTGCGCTCCGTTCGTTCCGTCCCGATCGAACAACCTCTCTTCGGAGTATTTTTCGCACCGGGCTTTTGCGCGCGTAATCGTGTTTACAAATTCCTGCTTTCCTTGATATTCCAGCAACGATTTTCGTGACGCAAACCCCAAAGCCAACGCTAATCCTGTGACAGTGGGCGGACGCTGATGCAGATAGATTTCATTTCCGTACTTATCCAGAACCGGCGCTCCATTCGCGTCCTTCAAGAGCTCTCCTTCGCAGTCAGCAAAGTAAGCGTCTATCTTTTCCTGCATTTCTGCTGAATTTTTATATTTCGGCGGTGCGCCTACCGGATTCTTTTTCTTGTAGGTCATTGCCACCACCTCTCAAAAAATCGCTTAAAAGAAACGCCGCCCATGCGGACGGCAGAATATCAAAATAAGCAGCGCTCCGTACATTCAGTTTTTCGGACAACGCAAACGGTGGAGCGCCGCTGCATCTGGAACTTTCGCGGCCAGATGCCCCGCTATCTGCGCAGCCCCCTCACAGGGTACGCAAGCACTCCCGGCAGGGCTCGAACCTGCAACATGCGGTTTTGGAGACCGCTGTTCCATCACTTGAACTACGGGAATATAAAAAGCCGCCCTTAGAATCGAACCAGCCGTGTCTACACACACGCGCCGCGCTCCATACTGCGCTCAGGCGGCATATAACAAAAGAAAAACCAGCACGTTTCCATGCTGGTTCTGTTGACGCACATCCTGCCGGGGGAATTATGGAAACCGGTGTACGGATTATGTGGCCTCCGGTGCGTGCGGAGGTTGTGAGGACAGGTAAGGATACCCTGCCGCTCTACACGCAGCCACAAGCGGGATGTCGGCCCATGCGTCAGGTGGTCGCTTCTTCGGGAGAGCAGCGTTGTGGTGCGAGACCGCGGAGTCGAACCACGCGGAAGGGAAGGCGATCACCCTGCCCAATTCGCCCAGAACTGCCATTCTGAACGGAGCCGTGCCGAAATCTCGCATAGAAGCAGCCCGCGAAACGAGAGGAAGAAAAATGCCGGTCAAGCCTTTTGAGGAAAGCATTTTGGGGGGGATTCGTTTCGGAGACTGCGTGGCAAGCGTCTCACCGCTTTTGGCGGTTCCGCTTATACCAATTTTAGCACATCGCTTCTTTTAGTTGGATATTTGCAGCATGAAGGAGCGTCACAAAGAATCAGGGCGGGTTTTGTGCGGTTTGTGCAACATTGCCTAAGCTGTCCCAGATCTCTGCCAGATAGATGCTGCCCCACTTGATGTAGATGGAGACCTGGTTCTCTTCCGATAGCCCCAGTTCCTCGCAGACCTCGCGCTGCTTTTTGTTTTTGACGTAGTACAGGCACAGGCAGTCAGCCTGTTTTTTGCTGGATTTGCTTGCCGTGATACAGTACGCCCGCCGGGTGGCCTCAATGCGCAGCAGGCAAAGGTCTGTTTCCATCTGCTGCAGACGGCGCTGCTCGTCCGTGATATCCGTTGCAGCAAGCCCAACCTTGTCACCGGCACCACCGCCGCCGGGCATCCCGTTCAGGCTTGGGGTGGTCTTTTCGGCAACTTCCCGGATGCGCTGGATCTTCTGTTTTTGGGCTTCAACCGCCGCAGCCATATCCCGGCATTGCTGGAACCACGCCTTGACCGTGTGGTAGTCTACACCGGTGCGCGGATTTGGCTGCTCGCTTTCAGGTGTCAATGTGTGGGTCATGTTGCACTCCCTCCAACGTAAAACCAAATTGTTAAAAGGTTGTTAAAACTGACGATTGCGTCGCAGCCGTTGTAGTTGGAGCAGGCGATCATGCTCAGCCCAGTGATGCTTTCAATTTCGTCTGCTCTTGCTCCGCAGAATGGACACGGTTTGCATTTTGTAATAATATGTGCTTTCATAGCTTGTGCTCCATTTCAATTTCATTTCCCCATGCGTCCCAGCCGGGTGCACGTTGCCGGGCAAAAAGTTCAATGCGCGGCACATCCCCCAGCAAATCAACAATGCGCCGCCGTGTTTCTTCTGGTTTTACGCTGTGCGCTTGGATAGGTTCCTCAATAACCTGCCGCACGGAGTGGCTTTTTATCTGCTTTTTTGCGCAAAAGTCATACGACACACCCAACAGACAAATTTCTGCGTTTGCGCGTGTGTACGCGCCCATCCCAACGAAGTTTTTTCCGCATTTGTATTTTTTAACCCAAACAAAAGCAGCGGTTTTGTAAGTGAACCCCCAAGCATCCATAACTCGAAGTGCATCAGGGAGTGTGGGAAACGTTGCCCACATGAATAATAGGCATCCACCCCCCGCAAGTTGTTGGACAGGCAGAGCGCAAATATCATCGGTGGTCATAGTTTTGTAATGCTGGGCTGCGTACCCTTGTTTTTTACCAGCCACTCCTTTTTGCAGATAGTTCCACGGTGGATCTGCGTATATGACGGAGTACTTTTTATTTGGAAAGTCCATATCATCCCTCCATTTCCTCAATCCAGATCTCCACTCTGGGTTTTTGCTTGTCGTAGTCCACTCGGCTGCCATCGTGGGCGGCAACGATGCGGCTGTTGTCGTCTGCCAGCACACCGGCTGTCACAAGTATGTCGCAGGTTGCTTCAATCAGGTTTGCAAGGTCAACCTTGCGCCGGGTAGCCATGTAGTACACGCACCGCACGTTCACGCGGGCAGAAATAGGCTCAGGCGGGGCGCGTATCTGCCATAGGCATCCGGTCTGGTATTCCTCAAACGCCGCGCTGGGCGCTACATAGCGCCGTCCTCCGCGCCCTTGCAAGATGCGGGCACTGTTTTTCTTTGTGCGGGGGTCACCGTAAAGGGTCAGCTTCATGACACGTGCTCCTTCAGCCACTCGATGCTCATGTCGTGGTCTATAAACATGAGCGTCAGCCAACGGTCACAGGCAAGCCCCATGTAGGTGTAAATCAGCTCCATATCATCCTCGGAGAAATCGGTATCCAAAAAAGCATTGATGCCGTCCCTCATATATTTGTGAAACTTTCGATTTCTCCACTCCTGTGAATATGGTGCGGTTTTAAATGCCGCCCGTGAAAGCCACTCCAGCACTTTGGCCTTGATGGCATCTTCTGTTCCGATGTTTTCCAGAATAATATACTGGTTTGTCCTCGGATGGACAATAAGCTCGTTCCGGTCAGTAATATAACTTCCCGGAAAGCACCTCTGGAGCTTGGCAATTGATTTTTCAATGTCGGTCATTTTTTCATCATCCCTTCCATTGCCAGCTGCTCGCACTGCTTTTCAGCTTCCCGGCGCTGCCTGTCATACTGAAACAGCATGTCGGCGTACTCTCCGCCCACCCGGCGGATGGCTGTCTCCAGCATCTCCGTCACAAGGTCGGTGTACTTGTCCGAGCCCTTGCGGCTGTTCTTGGCAGCTTCTCGGGCTTCCCACAGGTCGGTGAGTTTGTCCCGCCTGTCTGCGGCGATCTCGCCATAGCCGTAGGCATCCTGGATTTGCTCCATGCTTTCCCAGCCCGCCAACTCTGAGAACGGATCGGATTCGGCCTTTGCCATGCTGTGGGCTTTGGTCTTTTTCTTGACATACCGGGTGAGGCCATCCTGAATCACGGCGCGGGCATCGTCCATCGCCTTGCGGACGGCCTTGGCCTCACGTTCTTTTTTGAGCTGATCCGGCTGGTTTGCCCACTCGGCCATCAGTTCGGATTTAGTTTTCGGCTTCATGTTTTCCCTCCATTTTGACAGCTTCACGAATGTCCAGCTTGCTAAGCTCCAGATTCGCATACCACAACTGCCAATCTAAAAACCAACTCCTGTTTACAAGTTTTCCCATAAAGAAGATTTGTTCCTGCTCCATCAGATGATCGAGCGAAACAATATACTGTCCGGGTTTGTACTTCTGCGTCTGCGCCGTCTGTACGGTTTTCATTTTTTCCCCCATTGTTCGGACATTGCCTTTGCAATACCTGGCGCAGTCTTGCTTCTTGCTTTTGCACGCCCTTCTTGACCGTTTGTAATGCCACGAATACCTTCGCACCATGCAATTGGCTTTCCTTTGCACTTCTCCCCTTGGCAAAAATATCTTGGCTTTGGTCTTGGCAAGTCGTTCTTTTTCTTGAGAAGAGGGAGATTTTTCAGCCAGAGGCAAGTGCGCTTTGTGTGATAATTTTCCTCGTCAGATTCACTCTCTGCGAAATAGTACGGGTGAATGATCTGGTCAGCTTTTCTGTATGCAGTGTTCATGATGCCTACTGGATTTTCCACCGCAATGCGCGGAACGTCTGCCAACATGAATTGCATAAAGAAAATTGCAGCTTCCACGCGCTTTGCCCATCGTGCTACAACTTTTTCAGCTGGCGTTACGCGCAAACTGTATGCTCTTGTCGCTGCGTTGGAAAGATAAGTGCAGGGCGGGTGTGCAATGAGCAAATCCCACTTGCCAATGTCATGCGTTACGCCGTCCATCGTCACGACTTGCCCCCCCCTCAGAGCCTTGAGCGCATCGCCGAGGATGTGCCACTCTGGATGACCGCCGGATGGTTCCTGAATATCGCAGGAGTAGGCTTCGTGTCCTTTTGCCCGGAATGCCTTGAAGACCTCCTGCGATTCCTCGCAAGCAACTAAAACTTTCATTTGTCTCCTCCGTTTTTGCCCAAATATTTTTTCTTGCCCTTCTTCCGGTGCTTGTCATCGTAGCCGTAGTGGTAGACCCTGCCGGACACGGTCATTTTCCGGTTATAGTCCGTCTCTTTGGCGTGTTCTTTGCGCCAAGCGGCAAACTGCGGACAGTGATCATGACAGGCAGGGTGCCGGTCTGGGCAGTCTTTGCAGCATGGATTTGTCAAGGGTCATCTGCCCCTTTCTTGTTTTTCCGCAGGCGTTCCAGGCTGTGTGCCATGAACTCCGGGCTTAAAATATCGTTTCCGGATGGCTGTGCTCTGTCTACGCGTGTGCCTTTTGCTCGGCTGCCGCCGATAGGGCAGAGCTGGTTATACTCCGCAACGGTCTTGCAGCCAAGTTTTTCCGCTTCTTCCAGCGCCTTGCGGACATACGCCCAGCTGCCGCCGCCCAGATCTACACACTTGTCCATAACCGCGTACACAAGATCCGCGCCCATGCGCTCTATGTAGCCGGTCAGTTCTTTTTCTCCGGCCTTGCTCAGCTTGCTGACATTCTCCCGAAAAAAATCCACTAGAGATTTCGTCGTCCTCGTCCCTGTATAGGAGGAGTCATCTTTAGATGACGACGACTTATCTATATCTAATATCTTATCTCTAATATCTGTATGGACATTTTTGTGGACGTCTGTGTGGACATCCTGTGGACATTGTCCACAGTGTTCTGCATCAATTTGACGCTGGTTCGTTCTTTGCAACTTTTTTTGTGCTGCATAATCGGTTTCGCTTCCGACCATTTCCGAGTGGTTTGCAAGCACCAACGTGCCGTCTTTTTCCTGATAAATCAGCCCAAGTTTCGCGTAAAGTCCCAGCGCGACGCGCACCGTATCGGTAGAAAACCACTTAGTATCGCGCTGAATCTTGTCCACGTCATACGGAATGATCACTTCGCCAATCTGCCGCGAAAGCCTGCCGTTGGTGTTGATAGTCATAAGGCAGAGCATCTGGTAAAGTACCACATAGTTTGCGCCGTTTTTCTGACCCATAAGAAAATCCACCGCGTCAGACCGCATGAAGCTGTCTTTGAGTTTTAGCCAGTAGTATCTTTTTCCTGTAGCCGTATGTATTCACCTCCTTCCGCACGCCCGTATAGCCAGATAGCGCAGCTCTTGAAGTGCATCAGTCTTTGCTTACGTCAACCCCGGTAATTTCCTTAAAAATCGCCGCATCGAAGTTCGGCAAACTGAGGATAACGTTTCGATCATCGGCACTAAGCTCCGCCCACCACTTCCGGGCGTTGTCCGCTGTGGTGCGTTCCTTCAGATAACCGCCAGTCGTTTTAGCTTCAGGGTGCGCCGCCTTTTCTTCATCGGTCATATCAGACAGATAGACGTATTCAAGCGGGCAATCGTCAATCTCGTTCAGCAAACGCCGGGCACGGCAGTTAAACCACTGCTCAATCGTCCAGTCAGTAGGCTTGTTGAACATATAGATTTTGGGCGATACCGTATTGAAGCAGCCATTGGAAAAGGATGTAGCGTTCCAGTCGCCGCTGTTGCCGTCGCCGCTGTTGCAGTCGCCGCTGTTCCAGTTGCCGCTGTTCCAGTTGCCGCTGTTCCGGTTGCCGCTGTTGCAGTTGCCGCTGTTGCAGTCGCCGCTGTTGCAGTTGCCGCTGTTCCAGTTGCCGCTGTTGCAGTCGCCGCTGTTCCAGTCGCCGCTGTTGCAGTTGCCGCTGTTGCAGTTGCCGCTGTTGCAGTCGCCGCTGTTGTAGTCGCCGCTGTTCCGGTTGCCGCTGTTGCAGTCGCCGCTGTTCCAGTCGCCGCTGTTACAACGTCCAGTGCAAGCCTTTCCCGTGTTCACGATCTCAAGGACTTCAGCCCAAGGGATTTCTCGCACGATTTCCAGCTTGTTCGTTGCACACTTGTTACCGTTCTCTGCAACCGTGCCGTGGGCGATTACTTCAGCAACGTGGTTGTTCGGGTCAAAATCATAGTAACGGAAACAGTCGGCGGCATTCTTGCAGAAGTGCATACCCACATTGCAGACAGACGGGTTTACATCCTCTTCAAAAGTGCCGGGGCAAGTATACTGCTTGCCCTTACACGTCCAATCAGGGTTGAAAACCTTATAGCCTTTCACGCTCATTTTTTTATCCTCCTTTAGAACGGCAAGTCGTCGGTGTCCGAGAACACGGCAGAATCGGCATTGTATCGCTCTGCGTCCGGTATTGCATCCAACTGCCCATCCGTGAAACGCGGCTGCGGGGCGTTCTGCGCGGCTTTTGCCTGCTGCACATGATTATTCGTCTGCTGCTCGTAGGACGCGGCAGCGGGCTTGTCTGCCGCCTTAGCGCCTGCAAAGCTGATATTGTTTGCAAGAACCTCCACCGCCGTGCGCTTGTTGCCCTGCTTGTCCCGATACTGCCGGGTCTGGATGCTGCCGTCAATGGCGATCATGCTGCCCTTCTGGAAGAACTTGCAGATAAATTCGGCGGTCTTGCCCCATGCCACAATATCCACAAAATCAGCCTGACGCTGCTGGCCCTTCGGGGTATAGCTGCGCTCGCAAGCAATGCGGAAGGTGCACACGTTGGTGCCCTGCTGGGTGGTGCGGAGTTCCGGGTCTGCCACAAGGCGACCCATGATTGCTACAACGTTAAGCATGTTCTAATCCTTTCTCTTCTTTGGGTTGCTTCTGGGCACAGTCCCAACACAACAAACGTCCATACTTTTCTTTTGTGGTTTTTGCAATATGCGTGTTGGAGACGCGCTTGCCTTTATACATGGCGTCTTGTATCGGCTTGCCGCAGCAAGCACACGTTAAGATCATCGGTGTGCTGTCCAGCGCTGCCTGTACTTCCGGGGCACGCTTTGGTGCTGCTGGTACGCTCTCTGACCGCGCACTGTACTTTGTCGGGTCTGCCTCCCAGTAAACATCTGCGCCCACGCCAAGTGCCTTGCACGCCACGCTCTGGGCGTCTGTGTAGGCTTTTTTGTAGGCGTCATCGTCTGTGCGTAAACCGCCCTGCTCCCTTGCGATCAGCAGCGAGCCACCAACACCGGGAATCGGTGCGCTCCATGGCTTTTCCTCGTCCTGCCTGATGTAAAGGCAGGTGAAGCAATGCACTACCACCTCACCGTTTGCGCCCTGCTTCTCCTCAAAAACCGGCGGATCGAACTTCCATCCAATCCCAGCAGCCCCAAAAAGTTCCGTCAGCTTCTTGATACGCCACATAGGGTTGATATCGCTTTTGCCCTTCAGGCGGCCGGCAGCGATTTTTCGTAGGGCTTCCGGCGGGGCTTTTCTTGCGCTGTTGTAAATTTCCATTTTATCCATGTTTGTATGCCACCTCCGGGCATCCGTGCACGCGGCACCGGCTTTGCAGCGATAGGTGCTGTACGTTGTATGCGGCATCTGCCGCAATGGCAAGGTCTTTTGCGGTAGGGAACAGGCTGGACTGCGTAAGGATCACTTCCAGCGCGTACATTGCCTTGCCGAGTGCCTCTGCGGCATTCTTGCAGGCAAGCGCACGGTCGGTAGGGATCGTTCCCATGTAGACGCAGTCAGGATTGTTTTTTGTCCACGCAAGGTCACCGGCAACCGCTTTCTGCACTTTGCCGAGTGTGGAAACCGCCTCGCCAATGTCTGCGAGTGCTCCCAGCGTGAGACCTAGCTGCCACTCCGGCACGTTGCTTGCATAGTTCAAGCAGATCTGCTTTTTTTCATCACAATGCATAAATATTCACCTCGCGTAAACCTTGCTGCGGTGCTCGTCCAGTACAACATAAATCCTTGCCGGGTTTTCCTTTGCAAGGTCGTCCGCGTACTGCACACCCTCCAGCGTGGTGCGCACCGGGATCTCGTTCACGAACCGGCGCTCTGCATCATAAATCTGTACCGTGCACATACGCTCACCTCCTGTTGTTGTGCCGCCAGCCAAGGGCGATGTACCCAAGGTTTGCGCACAGAACGATAAAAATTAAGGTTTTCATGTTTTACCTCCTTGCGGTTTGCCGCATGTTGTGGTATTTTTGTGGTGATGGGCGGCTAGACTCATCACCCTTTTGGCTTGTCCGTGTTGGCGCACGGGCAGGCTCTTCTTTTTTTGCGGCGTATCGGTGGCAGACTGTCCACCTCATCGCGCTTTATGACTTCTTGAAAAAATGAATACTTGTGCGGCTTTCTCTTTTTCTTGCGGCAATGATAAACCGAGGATGCAAAACTGTTTGCGCTTTTATAGCCGAGCCGCCGGGCGCACATATCAGATGTGCCGGATGCAAGCAGATTGCCGGTTTTTGCATCATACACGGTGTACCACATGACATGATGGACAGTGTCAGGCATATGTGATCTCCCCAGATTCCTCTTGCAGCATCTCCCGCACGTTGTCCATTTCTTCGGCGCACATCTCCCACACGTTTGCCCGTGCGGAGTATCCAGCCCGGACAACAATGTCATCTGAGGCTTCGGCTTCTTGCCTGCAACGTTCGGCAAGCCGCGTGTAGGACTTGACTTTGCCCTCAACGTACTCTTTTGCCGTCATCATGCCCCACGCTCATGATTCTCCGGGTACTCCGGGTTGCGGGCGTGGGTGCGGTTGATCTTGCCGTACTTGCGCCGCTTTGCGGCTTTCTCCCTGTCCTCTGCGGCAAAGCCCAGCCGAGCCAGCAGAACAGCGGTCAAAATCAGAACCAGCGACACTGAAAACAGCGTGCCGGAGATGTATCCGGTGGTCTGTGCGGTGCCCTCTGCACCCATAGCTGCGCCCATTCCAACGCCGCCCAAAATGACAGCCAGCCAGTAGTAAGTAGTGGATTTGATCTTCATGCGGATTCTCCTTTCTCAAGTGAGGGGAAAAACAGTTCCCCGATCTCATCCTGTCGGATGTCCAGCAGCTCACACATTGCTGTGATCTCTGCGCTTGTCCATGGATTGTGCCCCTGCATCCTGCCGCTCATGGTGTCACGGCCAATGCCGATATACTTGGCGACTTCCTGATCGCGGTAGCCGCAGCTGTGGAACCGCCCCCGCAGTTTCCAGTACGGAATCTGCCGGAAGGTGCCCTGTATGACCTTCATCATGCTTCGACCTCTTTTCTTTGATGCTGCCCTCCCTCGCGCAGCCTGCCATCCGGGGCACAGTTGCGGTCAAACAGGCTGGTCTGGCTGTCCTCGTGCCGGTTCGTCAGGTTTTTTGCCTTGTCCATGTTCAACCGAACGCCGTAATAGATGCACATTTCGGTCAAAACAGTATTCAACTCGCTGATAAGCCGGGCTCTGTCACCGTTGTCTGCACGGTCAATGGCGTCCAGCATATTGAGATTCTTGTTACCGGTGCGCTTTCTAAGGTTTTCAAGGCGCTGTTTCATCTTGCGATGGAACTTTGAATCCATGCGGTCGTAAACTTCGTTCCAAGTTTCTTCCCATATCGGTTGGCTATCCTTCATGTCTCCGCCGGTTTTTTTGAGAACAATGGAACCCACGATCGACTTTGCATTCTTGCGCCAGTCATTCAAGTCCAGCGCAAACGCCTGCTGCATCAACTCAGTTCTATCTTCCAGCTTCTCGATAGCGGCGCTATGGGCGTCCACATTGACCTGCAAGCGGTTCATTGCATCTCGCTGGGCGTGCAGGCTGTTCACGATCAAGTCAAGTGCCTGTAAGCTGTCCATCTTTGGCGCGATAGAGTAGCTGCCGGTTTTGCGGATGCTCGGAATGATTTCATCGGCCACCAACGCCTGAAACTTCTCGGCTGTCTCGTTTTTTGCCTTCATAGCAAGGCGATAAAAGATGTTTTCAGGGATGAAGCCATCGTGCGCACAAGTGTGCACGCCCAAATCTGACATATATCCGTCTACTCGACTCCACATGACCACTTCGTTGCCGCTGGCAGCGATACGGGTGAAGCCCAGACCTCGGGCTACGTCCTCAAGACGGAGATAGGCGGTTCCGTCCTGCTCGTAACAAGAGACGCCTGAGATCAATACAGGTGTAAGATTTTTGTCGTTCATGCCATTTTGTCCTCCTTGTACTCTGCCCCTCCTGTGCTATACTTGAGCGGGAGGGGGTGAAAAAATGAATCAGCGGGGATCCATGAACCAGCGTACAGATGAAATAGAGCGCATTCTGAACGCCAGCAAAGTGAATTATTCCAGTCCGCAGGTCTCGCAGCAGCCTACACTGTATGAGGTACAGCGGCGGTATGCGGAAGATTTGAAGCAGCTGCGCCAGCAGTTTGAAGAAAGCCAGAAAAAACAGGAAATCAAAGACCGCGAACAGGCAAAGGAAAATAGGTCAAATAAGCGAATTGCCATTTTGTCTGTTATCGTGGCGATTGTTTCCGCTGCATTTGGCGGTGCATCTCTCATTGTTTCCGTCATTGCCTTGCTAGGATAACAACGAGCGCGCCAATCTGTACTGCAAGCGCAAAGCACTGGATGCACAAGGCAATCAGATGCAGTTCCGTAGAAGTCCAGTCGTGCTTGCGGCTGGGCTTTTTGTCGTTGTTCATACCGTTTTGCCCTCCTTACGCCACCCCGTCATGGTTGTTCTGGCTGTCGTTCTTGCGTACCGCTGCCATGCCCATTCCCATCCAGAGCAGGGACAGCTTGTCCTGCGGCTCTAAGTCGTCGAACAGCACGTTGATGAGCGTATCCGCTGCGTGTGCTCCATCTGCCGGGATGCTGTACCGTTCTGCTGCCAGATCGGTGCGGTTCTTCTTCGTCTTTGCCAAAATTATCATCTCCTTCTGCGGTTGGCTCCCGCGACCTTGCCCGGCTGGCTGCCGGGTGGTTTCGACCCTTGCCACAGGGTCATCATCAGGCGGGCTCTTAGTAGTCCGGTCTTTCATCGCCCAGTGTCTCCCATGTCCCACCGGGGAGAAAGAACTCCGCTGTGTGATCTTCGAGCGCAGCCATGAAGTTTTCCCACCTCGGCCAACGGACTTCGTAGCCGTTGACGATCATATACGTGAAGACCTCGCTGCGGTACTTGTTCTCCAAATGGCTCTCTTCCAGCTGAAAAAGTGGAATGGATTTGTTTGCAATCTTTTTCATCGTTCATACCTCCAATTTGATTAAACGTCAAAGCTGACCGAATGATATGCGAACCAGTGCCCGCAGCGGTGGTGCAGCTTGTACCAGTTTGTGAAGCGCTGCCCAGAGCAGTCATAGGCCGTCGGGTAAAACTCGTAGTAGCGATTTGCCCGGAACCACTCGGCGGCATCGTCCTCGTTGAGGTCGTCCAGCTCGTCCGGGAGCCGCACCAGCTCAATGTAGCCATCAGTGCCGTGCTCCTCGATAATGCGGGCTGTCAGGTGCCGGGCGGTTGTTGTAGGCCCGGATCTCCTTCTTGATGCTGGCCATAAATGCGGCCATGTCGGACTTCTGTTCGGCGGTGGTGGTGGGAACGTCGTCCCGGATGAACGCCAGCAGGGTGTAAGCATCTCTCAGCTTCTCGGCGTCGGTGATCTTAAACATGGTCTTGCCCTCCCTTACTCTTTGACTTCACACACGTCGGTCACTTCGTAGACATCCAGACCGTGCCCGGTCTCGTCCACCAGCCGCTGCACGGCTACGTTCCGGGCGTCCACCGGGTCGATTGCGTTGACCTCGTAGCAGTCCCAGAACTTATCAACCGTGTTGTAGACGTACACCTTATAGCGTTTCATGATTCAAACCTCCTGTTTGCTTATGTATCTTAGCTTGGCTATATTATAGCATAGCTAAGCTATCATGTCAACACTTTTTTATTCGCTCAGCTAATTTTTTCTATTGACACGGCTTTGTGCTTGCTGTATAATAAAGGTGCAAGGAGGCGTCGCCAGTGAACACTCGAATCGAGCAAATCATTGCAGCGCTTAATATCAAGAAGGTTGATTTTGCCAACCGTCTTGGTGTTTCTCAGCCCTTCGTTTCTGAGCTTTGTTCAGGCCGAAAGGCTCCCAGCGACCGAACGATCTCCGATATCTGCCGCGAGTTTAACGTCAACGAGACGTGGCTGCGGACAGGTGAAGGGGAGATGTTCAACCAGATCACCAGATCGGAGAAGATCACCCGCTTCCTTACCGAGATCACGGAGGACGAGGGTGACGACTTCAAACGCCGGTTTGTTGAGATGCTGGCCGAACTGGAGCCCGAGGACTGGAAGCTTTTGGAGCGGATGGCTGAAAAGCTGCAAAAAAAAGAGGGAAACCCGTAAGGGCTTCCCTTCTTTTGCTACCTTGATTCTATTTTACAAGGCCTTTTGCGTGAATCCAGATCAGGCGCAGCGCTCGCAGGTCTGCGCGTTCCAGAAGTTTGATAATAGCGTCAATGTAGCTTTGTCGGTCTGTTTCGTTCATTGTGTCCTCCTATCTGATGCAGAATTTAATATGTGTGAGGTGCGTTTTATGAAATGTCCAAAATGCGGAGCGGAAATTGAGAACGTGAAATTTTGCCCTGAATGTGGAGCACCTGTTGCTTCGGGTTCCGTGACAGCGGCTATCGAATCAGACGAAAAGCCTGAAAAGAAGAAAAAGAGTCACGGATGCGGATGCGCGGTCGCTGTTAGTGTTGCGCTGATTGTGTTCGTTCTTATGATGACCCCTTCTTCCAGCACGACAAGTTCAACGCCCGGAACAAAGAGCAGCACGTCCATAAAATCGTCAATTTCTGCCGATGATAGCCTTACAATGGGGCAGAGAAACGCTTTGCGGTCTGCCCAAACCTACCTGAGTGCTGGTATGGGATTCTCTTACAGCAGCCTTGAAAGCCAGCTTGAGTATGAAGGATATTCCACGGAAGATGCTACTTATGCCGTAGATCATTGTGGCGCTGACTGGGACGAACAGGCTGCGATAAAAGCAAAAAATTATATCGATTCCATGTCTTTCTCTCGCTCCGGTCTGATTGAACAGCTGGAGTTTGAGGGATTTAGCCAAAGCCAGGCGGAGTACGGCGCCACTGCTGTGGGATATTGATGTGTAAACTTGTTTACAACTGCATTTTACAACGGTTTGGCGTAAACGTCAATCGATTTTAATGTTGAAAAAAATCGCCAAAAATTTGAGATTTGCGCTGAATCGCGCGATTTACGCGCACTTTTAAGCGAAAAACGCGCGGTTTACGCTGACTTCGCGCAAAATATGCGCGTTGTTACTGGTTGCCGGTGTCCACTTGCTGCATTTTTTGCAGCAGCTGGGCTGCGCACTCCCCGCCGGGGCTTACCGATGCGGCGCGCAGGGTGTGCAGGCCGGTGATCTTGCGGTTGGCGTACATGGCGGCAAGGGCTTGCTGCTCCGGGGTCATATCAACGTAGCAGGCAAGCGCGGCGCGGATGTGGTTGCAGAAACAGGCGGTCTTTTTGTTAGTCATGGCTCAATCCTCCCAAGGTTGCGGGGTTTTGGCTGTGCCGGTAAGCACGCTGGCGGGCATTCCGTCAATGATGGTCATTTCCGGGTCGAGGTTGCTTGTTTGACCGTTTTTCATTTTGTTTTCCTCCTGATTTTTGGTAATTGTGTCAACTTATGTACCAAATTCTACCATGCGCCAGTGGAAAATGAAATCAGAGAAAATTTTGTCGAATGGCGCAGATTTTTTCTGCGCCATTTTTTGTTTTTTTCACGCATTATATTTGAGGGGGAAGGGTGTGTATGAGTTATTTTACGGCTGTAAAAATTGGTGCTGCGCTTGCAAAGGCGCGTGTGCAAGCGGGCTTGAGCCAGCGCGAGATGGCGTGCATGATCGAGAAGAACGAGCGCACCGTGCAGAACTGGGAGAAAGGGCAGTCCAGCCCGGACGGTGACGAGATCATGGATTGGTTTACTGCTTGCGGGGCGTCACCGCTTGCGGCAATGCAGGAGATGCTACACCCGGAACTGTACCGGCTGCAGGTCACCGACATGACGGACGAGGAACTGGATGAAGCCATTGCGAACTTTTTGGACAATTCTTCCCGGATCGTCAAAGAGATGATCCTGTTCATCGTGCTGGGCAAGCATGGCAGCTATCCCCCGGCGGTGATTGCCGAGATCTGCGCGAACCTGCACACGCCGCTGCAGAATAAGGTTTCGGTCTGCGGTCAGGTGCTGGATAACTACAACTGCGCTGTTGCCACCCACACAGACCCCGTGCCGGATGATGTGCACCCGCCGGTGGAACTGCTGACTACTGCGTACAAGTCGGGCAAGGAAGCGTCCAGACGAGGGGAAACATCCTACACAACAAAGAGAGGGCGGAAAGAATGAACTGCATAAGATGCAAGCGAGAGATCCCGGGCGGCGCTGCATTCTGCCCATGGTGCGGCAAGCGCTTGCCGGATACCGCACCGCCCGCGCAAAGAAAAAAGCGCCGCCGTCCAAGAGGCAGCGGCACAGTGTGCTCTTGTGTATGGAGGTAGATTTTATGAAAAAACGGGTCAACACGGCATTTTGGGTGGAAAAGGAAAAGCGCTGGTGCATCGCGGTTCAGAAGAACGGCACCCGCAAGCGGTTTTACAGCAGCACGCCGGGCCGAACAGGACAACGGGAAGCAAACGCAAAAGCGGATGCATGGCTTGATGATAGCATCAGAGACGGAAAAAAGAAAGTCAGTGTCCTTTATTCGGAGTGGGTGGAAGAGCTGAAGCTGACTTGCGGGACGTCCTATGTGACACAATGCCAGCGTTACGGAGACTGCTACATCCTGCCGACCTGTGGGAATATCCGCATTGACGAGCTGACCGAGGGCGATCTTCAAAAGGCAATCGACGTTTCGTTCCGGAAGCGCTCACAGAAAAAGAACCAGCGCAAGCCCATCTCAAACCAGCCGTTGAGCCGAAAGACGCTTATGACGATCCGGGCTGCGGAAACCGCCTTTGTCAAGTGGTGCAGGAAAAACCGGTACACCACGCTCCACCCCGACCTGTCTATCCCGAAGAATGCCAGGATGGGGAAACGCACGATCTTGCAGCCCACCGCCCTGAAGGTTCTGTTTAGCGTAGACACCCGCACCTACTATGGAAAACTGGTATTTGATGAATATATCTACGCCTACCGATTTGCAGTTGCGACCGGCCTGCGCCCCGGGGAGCTGATTGGTCTCTGGTATGGTGACATCAAGGGGAACACGGTCAACCTTCGGCGCAGCATCAACGTGCACCGGGAGCAGACCACCGGAAAGAATGAAAACGCCATCCGCTCTTTTGACATGGGCAAGGAAGCACGGGATGCTTATGAGGCGCAGGTACAGCTCCTAAAGGCTCAAGGCATACTGCTACAATACAATACGCCGCTGTTTCAGATTCCGTCAGAGCATGCGCTCTATCGCCGCTGGGAATCGTATCAGGAAGCAAACGGGCTTGAGCCGAAAGTCTCGCTTTACGAGCTGCGGCACACCTTTGTCAGCGTTGAATCAAGCGTCCTGACTGACAGCCAACTAAAAATGCTGGTTGGTCACAGCAAGAACATGGACACTTCCGGGGTGTATCGGCACGAGCTTGACGGTCAGAGGGAAGATCTTGCTGCCGCTACCACCGCGGCATTCAAAAAGGCACAGGCCTGATTCTGGTAACATTTTTGGTAACACTCTTTTTTCTAAATGTCAAGAAACGAATCGTGCATAACCCAACAAATCCGTATTATTCCTTCGTTCTTTCGTGCATTCCAGAAGCATTTTTGACGACAACCAATCATTTTTAATTGTTCGACTCCCATCGCCTCCACCAAACAAGAAAAATCCGAACCTGTTTCCGATTGGAGAAGGGTTCGGATTTT